CATCGTGCTGGTGGTGGCCGACCGTCGCTATCGCTTGCAGTCCCTGGCGCCGGGTGAAGTGGCGATCTACACCGACGAAGGCGACAAGGTTCACTTCAAGCGCGGGCGGGTGATCGACATTGAAACCGGCACCCTGAATATCCGCGCCAGCCACGCTGTGAACATCGATACGCCGACCCTGACCCAGAGCGGCAAGATCATCTCCCAGGGCGATCAGATTGCCGGCGGCATCAGCCAGATCCGGCACGTGCATGTGGGTGTACAGCCCGGCAGCGGCCAGACCGGCGCGCCGGCGGGAGGCCAGTGATGTTTGTCTCCGACAACCTGAAAAATGCCCTAACCCGCTCGGTGCTGATCAGCCTGTTCACCTGGCGCCGTGCCGCGCCGGATGACCCCGTTGACGATGACGAGCGCTTCGGCTGGTGGGGCGACAGTTTCCCCAGCGTGGCCGACGACCGTATCGGCTCAAGGCTGTGGTTGCTGCGCCGGGTCAAGCTGACCCGCCAGACGCAACTGGACGCCGAATTCTATGCCCGCGAAGCCTTGCAATGGCTGATCGACGACGGGCATTGCAGCGCCATCGAAGTCCTCAGTGAACGCCTCGACGCCCAGCGGCTCAACCTGCGCACGCAGCTGACCCTGGCCGATGGCGAGCGCCTGGACATCAACCCTGATAACAGTTGGCAGGTGATCTATGCCGTTTGAAACCCCTTCGCTGCCGGTGCTGATCAAACGCACCCAAAGCGACCTGGCCAGCGATTCGCTGCGCCAGTCCGATGCCCAGGTCCTGGCGCGCGCACTCAGTGGTGCGGCGTTCGGCCTGTACGGTTATCTCGATTGGATCGCTGAGCAGATCCTGCCGGATACCGCGGATGAATCCACCCTGGAGCGCATCGCCGCGCTGCGGTTGAACCAGGCGCGCAAGGCGGCGGTGGCCGCCAGTGGCAGCGTGAGTTTTACCGCGGCGGCGGGCGCGGTGCTGGATGTGGATACGGTGCTGCAAAGCAGTGATGGGCGCAGCTTCAAAGTCACCGCTGCCGGCACGACCCATGCGGGCCTCAACACTGCCACCGTGCAAGCGATTGACGCCGGCACCCTGGGCAACGCTGATGCCGGGCTGAGCCTGATTGCGGTCCAGCCGCTGCAAGGTATTGGTTCGACCTTTACCGTGCTGGCGCCGGGGCTGACCGGCGGTGTGGCGCGAGAAACCCTGGAGTCGCTGCGGGCGCGGGTGATTCGTTCCTATCGCGTTATCCCCCAGGGCGGTTCGGCACAGGATTACGAGACCTGGTCCCTCGAAGTGCCCGGCATTACTCGCGCGTGGTGTCGCGGCAATTACCTGGGGCCGGGGACGGTGGGAGTGTTTGTGATGCGTGACGACGACCCGCAGCCGATCCCCAATGCTGCGCAGCTGGCGCAGGTTCAAGCCCATATCGAGCCGCTGCGGCCAGTCACCGCTGATGTGTATGTGTTGGCGCCAGTGATGAAACCGGTGGCTTATCAACTGCGGCTGACCCCCGACACCAGCGCCGTGCGCGCGGCTGTCGAGGCCCAACTGCGTGACCTGCACAACCGCGAAGCCGGCTTGGGCGACACCTTGTTGCTGACCCATATCGCCGAAGCCATCAGCACTGCGACCGGCGAGACCGATCACACCCTCACAAACCCGTTGGCGGACGTTACAGCGGCGACGAATCAGTTACTGGTGTTCGGAGGTATCACATGGCTGGAGTGAGAACCGCTGGCCAGTATCAGGAACAACTGATCGCCTTGTTGCCCAGCGGGCCGGCCTGGGATCTGGAAACCGTGCCGCAGTTGGGGGCGGTGCTCAAAGGCATCGCCGAAGAACTCACGCGCATCGACGCCCGGGCCTGCGACCTGCAAAACGAAATGGACCCGGCGACCGTCAGCGAACTGGTGCCGGAGTGGGAGCGGGTGATGCAACTGCCCGATCCCTGCCTGGGCTTGAGCCCGCTGTACGACGACCGTCGCCTGGCGGTGCGTCGGCGGCTGTTGGCGGTGGGCAGCCAGCGCGCCGCCTACTACATCGAAATCGCCCGCAGCCAGGGTTATCCCGACGCCAGTGTCACAGAGCACCGCGCACCGCGCATGGGCCGCTCACGGTTTGGCGCCGCGCATTTTGGCACCTGGCAGGTGCACTTCATGTGGACGCTCAACACTGGCGGCCGCCAGCACCTGGGGCGGCGGTTTGGGGCGAGTTATTGGGGAGAGCGGTTTGGCGTCAATCCGGGGAACGCCCTGGAGTGCCTGATTCATCGCAGCGCACCTGCTCATACGCAGGTGCACATCAATTATGACTAGAGGATAGAAGCGTGGATTATCCAAAGAGTGTGCCCAGCGTTGGGCTGGTGAATGGCAAGTTTGTGGATGAAAACCCGGTGACCGGGACGCCGGGGAGTTTGATTCCGGCGGCTTGGGGGAATGGTGTTACGCAGGAAATTTTGAACGTGCTGGCGGCGGCGGGGATTGCGCCGGATGAGACCAAGACGGATCAGTTGGCGCAGGCGTTGAGTGTGTTGAGCGATTGGTTGAAGTTGAAGAACAAGCCGACGACGTTGGCGGGGTATGGAATTACGGACGCCATGCCTGCGGGGGCGGGCGGACTTCTTACTATTCCTGCCGTGGTGAAAGGAAACTCCTCAGAATTAACTTCCACGCAGTTCGTGACACTCGCCGACGCTACGACGGATCGGCCCGATGCGGTCAGATACGGCGCTGGGCTGCATATAAAGTATCCCGATGGTAAGTATGGGTTTGATCTCCTTGCGGGGATTACAGGCGAATGGTTCGGAGTACGTCGAGTTGCAGATGATGGCAAGGGAACTTGGCGCATGTTGTGGCATGACGGGAACTTCAATCCGGCAGCCAAAGCAGATAAGGCAACATCGCTGGCAGGATATGGAATCACTGACGCATTGCTGGTTGGGGGTACCAGCCGTCAACGACCTAGTTTGTCCGCGCAAGCCTTGGGAGAATCTGGCAATGGTGTTGGTGGTGCGTTGGAAATTCGTGAGGCGCAGGAAGTCACTAACACCCAGACCGGTTTCGACTACGCACCGCGAATCCTGTTCCACTGGGCGGGACTGATTGCCAGGTCTTTGGCGATGAACTCTGCAGGCGAACTCATGTGGGGATCACAGACAGCCTGGACTTCCGGGAATTTTGACCCCGCGCGTAAAGCGAACGTGGCGACTACGCTGGCGGGTTACGGGATTACCGATGCGCTGTCAGCTTCCAGCTTTCTCAAACCTGTAGCTGGGCAATGGATCCAGATAGGGGGGAGCGGTGTGCTTCCAGCAGGCGGAACGTGGGCCTTTTTCTGTGCCAATTACAACGGTAACGGGGCTGCGCTTGGTGGCAACGCCGGAGTGGCAGCTGGTGGCACTGCGGTAGGTAATGGAAACTGTGTCGGTTTTGCATGGAGGATTCAGTAATGGATAACGAACAACGTCCTGAGCAGTACAACATAGAGGACATTTATCTTAAAAAGGACGGTAGCTACTTAGTCACCTTGGATGGCTATCCCTACCATGTGACTGAAGCAGAAACACCGGACGTTTATCGTGCAGTGCGTTTACTGATTGATTCGGGTGAGCAGTGCCAGGAGTACATCGATCCCGTCATTTCCGATGCTGAAGCCCAGGCAAACGAGCGCATGTGGCGTGATTCAGAAATACAGCGCATCAGTTGGGTACGTGATCGTCATCGTGATCAGTTGGACATGGGATTGGAAACCACGCTTTCCACTGAGCAGTTCAAAGAGTTGCTCAACTACACTCAAGCATTGCGTGACTGGCCCCAGGCTGAGAGCTTTCCCTTGATTGCCAAGCGGCCCGTTGTATTGCCTTGGTTGGATGCTGTTGCTCAGTAAACGTGTCGGCGTGCGAGAGTAGAAATCAATGGAGATAACCCTTCCCCAACTTATTCAAGTAATGCCTGGAGCCCGCCTTAGAGCGGGCCTTTTTTTAGCTTCTTTAAATGCAGCTACCGCAGCTCACCAAATCACCACCCCCAACCGCCTCGCCGCCTTCCTCGCTCAAATCGGCCACGAATCCGGCGAACTGCGTTACGTACGTGAGCTGGGCAGCGATCAATACCTGAGCAAATACGACACCGGCACCCTGGCCGCCCGCCTGGGCAACTCCC